GCAAAACCATGTGCCGGTGGGCCGCAGACCGAGACCACGGAGGACTCGCAGGCAAACAACCACGCGCGTGCCTACACAGATCGCAACTCTCACGAACAGACCCACTCCCCTACTAGGAAGGAAGGCCAGCATGAAGACACCCAGAGCTCCAAGGGTAAGCGTTGAAATCACTGAGCAGGTGATAGCGGAGTCCAAGCTCCGCGACTCGTCCCATTGCATGATCGCTGAGGCGGTAAGGGCCTCATATCCCGACGCACAGCGTGTTGCAGTTGATCTCCAAACGATCAGGTTCACCGACCCCAAGAGGGGGCTTCGCTTCACTTATCTGACGCCACGGGTCGGTCAGATCGCTCTGATCCAGTTCGATCAGGGGGTGCATCCAGAGCCTTTCTCAATGCAACTCCGGGGAGGGCAGGTCACAAGAGCAGCACAGAAGACGCTCAAGAGAAGCGATCTGAGCCCCAAGCAGATTCAACAGAGAGTAAACGCATCCAAACTCTCAAAAGCCCGACTGGTTCCCGCTCGAGATAACGAGTCGGTACCCGACAAGATAGGCGGAAAGACGCCACCCACAACGCCGTTCGCTCGACGTAGAGCATACGGTCTTCGTGCGCTAGAGCGGTAGGTTAGTAATGGCATGGCTCCGCGTCGACGACGGCTTCCCCGAACACCGAAAAGTGCTCGCCCTACCCCGCAAAGACCGCTGGACATGGCTCGAACTGCTCTGCTACGTCGCACGCCAAAACAACGGCGGCCACGTCCCAAACGGCATCACCGACGTCCTCCGATGGGTCACCCCAACGTTCCTCAAACAATGCGTCGACGCAGGACTCCTCGACCACGAAACCAGTACCCAACCAGTACCAAACCAGTACCACGTCCACGACTGGGACATCTACAACTCCACGACTACTCCAGAAAAAATCGCCTCCATCCTCACCCGAAACCCAGACAAAACAGCCAACGAAATCCACAAGATGATCGGCGGCAACAGAGGAGCAGTCCTAGCCGAAGTAGCCAAACAACGAGGAATAACTGGTACCGAACCAGTACCAAACGGTACCGCCACCGGTACCCCCTCGCGCGCGTACGCGTTCCCGTCCCCTACCCCTAAAGAACTAACAGCAGCAACAACGTCTGTAGTAGACGCTGCTGCTGATCTCAACCGACTACGACACGCCGGCTGGACAACCCGCCAACTCGAGCAAGCACAAGCGAACCCAGCCCGGGCAGTCGCGCTCCTCGAGGAAGCCGAGCTCGACCCGACATGCTCGAAGCCCGCCGCCCTCGCCTGGACGAAATACGAAGCCGGCGCAACGCCCACAACCGAACGCACCAGCATCGCCCAAGGAGCCACCGGCACCCGCAGCTCCAGCCCGTCGCTGCCCGACCGGCCGCCCGCCCCTGAACCCGAACGGATCCAACCGCCCGCTGACTTCCTGGCCCTCGTCCGTCAGCCCGGCGTGCCTTCGTTGCCGCCGCGGTTGCCGTTGCGCCCGCGCGTCCCCCGCCCTTCCGACCCCCAAAAGGAGACACCATGAGCACCACGTTGGTCGTGAACCGTGAGCAATTCCCCAAGGTCGTGCCAGTCGAAGCGAAGGTCGGTGACACGATCACGTTTTCGCTCACCGGTGTTGTTCGTCGTGTCGAAGCAGACCTCGTGGACGTGTCGTCGCTCGGTGGCAGACTCAGTTTTGCGTTGGGCGGGGTCGACGTCGAAGTCACCGTCACGAGGCTTGAGCGGAAGGATGCCCCGTGAGTGAATCGCCGTTGATGACCGTGGCGGAAGTCGCCGAGTTGCTCGGTTGGTCTCGCGCTCGCGGCTATCGCAGCGTGGCGGAAGGACTCATCCCTCATACCCGGCTGTCAAGTGGCCGCATCGTCGTGCCCCGCGCAGCGTTCGAGGCGTGGCTCGAGGCACAGACCATCGCAGCGCTCGCTAACGTAAAAACCCCGGACGCCCCGTGAGCCTGTCTCGTTTCGACAGGATCCTGATGCTCGCGTGGTCGCTCCCCGACGCCCTCCGAGTCCTACCAAGCCGCTCCCGCGACGAACGCCGAATGGCCCCAGCCACATGGCATCTGTGCACGCCATGCGACGGCACCGGCAACACACGCGACCGCTGGTCGAAAGCCACGGTGTGCGAAACATGCGGGGGCGCCGGCCGCTACCGCACAGATCCGTATGCGGACGGCCAACCCGTGTCAGGACACGCCGACCGTGCGGCACCCACACACGCGTCGCGCCGCGTGTCGTGCGACCGATGTTCCGGCCAAGGCGTCATCCCCGCCAGATGGTTGGAACCCGGATCGCATGGGCTCGCTGCCTGCCCGACATGCGACGGCACCGGAGGCTTGCATTTGCCGTTGGTCGAAACGGGCACGGGAGAGCGTGGCGTCCAACTGGACTCGGTTGCGTGGACGATCGCAGGCGGAGACTGGCCGGCGCTCGACACCGCGCTCGAGCGAATGCGATGCAACGGACGACGGCCCCTGTGGCGGGCTTTCGTCGCCGCATATGTCGAGGAACCATATGAAACGAACGCGCTGTCGACGTCGGCGCTCAACCAGGTTTCCGAGCTGATGCCGGCACGTGTCAGGGTGCCCAACGACGTGATCGTCGCCTACCGAGACCGAAGCACCCGAGCGCAAGCAGCGATGGCCGCACGGTCGAAACGGATGGGACGCGACCATCGGAACCGCGACATTCGTGAGGCCCTTCGGCTGGGTCATTCGACCGAGGACGTGGCTCGCAGGTTCGCGCTCAGCGAACGCACAATCAGGCGGGTCGCATGAGCATCATCATCCAAATTAAGGAGAGTTACTATGGCGACATTTAAGAACGTAAAAATCTGTATCGAGGGTGTTGACCTCGAAATTATCCGGATCAAGCGGACGTGGTTAGGCAGGTCCGTTGTCGTGATAAAGGATCCGGATGGAACCGTCTATCAGCTGTGTGCAGGTGACACACTCAGCCTCGAGGTTAGCTTTGCGATGCAAAAATGAGCCGTGGCCGCTTGACATCCGTCCGCTGCGTCAGGCATCATCACACACGTGGGGCCAATAAAGGCTCTTTCGGCCATGCCGACCTGCTAGCCCCACCGACCCCCAATATCGGATCCTGCCCGCCGGAGGTGCCGATGACCACGATCACCCCAGGCCACGTCGGCCGCCCCTCGAAGGCCGAGGAGCACCGCCGCACAGCCCGGTTCCTCACCCTCGCCGCGACGGGTGTGCGCCTCGACCTGGCCGCCCGTCAAGCGGGTGTGAAAGCCGAACGAGCGTTGCGTCTCGTGTCCGACCGTGACGAGTTCGACGCCGCCCTACAGGCAATGGGAACCGCGGCATGACATCCGAACCCCTGATCGTGGACGCGGAAAAGCTCGTCCGAGGACGAATCGACGGGCTGGTCGAGCACAACGGCTACAGCGACGTCAGAGTGACATTCCCGGTTTCATCTACAACCCTTGACCGGATAGCCGACGCGCTAGAACGGATCGCAACGACGCTTGAGGCCGACTCCTGATGAGCCTCCAGCATTCCGACGGCCACCGCCATTTGGCCGTCCGTTTGTGCGATCTGAAACCCGAAGTCCTCCGCCACGCTGCCCTCGCCGCAGCCCGGCAGGAAACCGATCCGACAATCGTCGACCTGATTTTGCACGCAGCCCTATGCCCGTCAGACCACGTGTTCTACGTTCACGCATCCGCCGCCCCCATCCTCCGGCAGGCCGCAGCATGACCACCACGCTTGTCGCCGCAACCGAAGCCGCACTACGGTGCCTCGCCCAGCGCGACCGGGGCAAACATCAGTTGCCGCTCTCGGAAATACATCGGATTTGGGTTAGCGAATACGCGTTGAATGAAGCGGCTGCAGCCAAGCTCGGTGCCGCGCTCGAGCACGCTGCTGCAGCCCGAACGCATCGGAAGGCAGCATGAGCCCGGCAGCACGTGCGAAAATGCCGGCGAAACGAGAGACGTTCACGGCCGCGAAACGACAGCGGTTCCTCGACGCAATCCGTGACGGCAAAAACCGGCAGCAGGCCGCAGCCCTCGTCGGTCTCACCGGATCTCGCGTCCGGAAATTCAGCCGCGAAGGCTCCACCGCCTACGACCCCGTGTTCGCCGACCTGTACGCCGAAGCGCTCGAGGACGGCAACGCCCACACCGCCGAAATCCTTGCCGAAGAAGGATTGCGGAGGCAACTCGGGTCGGATCCGGCGTCGAAGTCTGATCGTGGTTTGCACAACGAACGGATCTTTCGGGATCCCGACTACCGAGCGGCACACCGGCAGGCTCCGAGCGTGTCCGTCACGACCGAGATGGAAGTGACCCATGTCCACATCGCCCTCGAACAACTCCGAGGACAACTCGCCGAAGTCGTCGACCTTGACGCCGCGCGAGCAACGGTTAGTCGCGCAGCGAGCGCTGGCCGAACTCTCACCGGCTGAGCTCGCCACCTTCCGCATCGGCCTCAGCCAGGGAGACATCAGGCCCGACGACGCACAGTTGCAAGCGCTCGCGGGATGCTGGGAACTCGTCGCCCGCGAAGCCCAGCTCCCGCCAGACGGCGACTGGCTCGTCTGGTACATGCGCGGCGGCCGAGGGTCTGGCAAAACCCGTACGGGTGCTGAAACGCTCGCACGCTGGATTCGCGCCCACCTTCACGACGGCACCGCCGGCGACTGGGCGATCGTCGCACCGACGTTCGGGGATGGCCGCGACACCTGCGTCGAAGGCCCCTCCGGACTCCAACGAGCGTTGGGCGGCGAGGGCGGAGGCATCATTCGCCCGGACGGCTGGAACAGGTCTCACGGCGAACTTCATTTGGTTGACGGATCCCGCGTGTACATCGACGGCGCCTCCGACGGTGCAGAACGGATTCAGGGGAAGAACCTGCGGGGCGCGTGGTGCGACGAGATCGGCTTGTGGGACAAATGGGACGTTTCGTGGAATGAGTCTCTCGCGTTCGCCGTCCGTCTCGCCCCCGGTTTGATCGTCGCGACAGGCACACCAAAGCAGGGTCATGGTCTCGTGAAGCAATTGCTTGACGACTCTCGGGTTGTCGTGACGCGCATGCGGATGGCCGACAACCTCGCGAACCTTCTGCCGGCGGTTGTGGAGGCGCTCGAGCGCAGGTGGTCGGGCACCCGGCGTGGCCGCCAGGAGCTCGAGGGCGAATTCCTGAACGAAGTCCCTGGAGCGTTGTGGACGGTCGCGATGATCGAAGTCCATAGGCTCCAGGTTCCGCCCGAGTTGGGTCGCACGGTTGTCGCGGTCGACCCTTCCGGATCCGCGGACGAAGACACAGGCACCAGCGAGTGCGGCATCATCGGGGCGGCCGTGTCACCCTTAACAGGTCACGGATACGTGTTGGCCGACCGATCACGCCATGCGAGCCCTGACAAGTGGGCGCGAGCGGCCGTCGACCTGTACCACCAGCTTCAAGCCGATTCGATCGTTGCGGAACGCAACTTCGGCGGCGAAATGGTGCGCTCAGTCATTTCGGCTGTTGATCCGAACGTCCCCGTGAAACTCGTGACCGCGTCACGCGGGAAACGCTTGCGAGCCGAGCCCGTCGCAGCGTTGTACGAGCAAGGCCGTGTTCATCACGTCGGTTTGTTCGCCGAGCTCGAGGAGCAGCAGACAACGTGGGTTCCTGACGCCGGTATGCCGTCCCCCGACCGTGTTGACGCTGTCGTGTGGGCGTTCACGGAACTGATGATCGACCAGCGGGGCGGCGTCCAATATCAGGCGTACGGCGGCCACTCCGAACCGGTTGTGCGCGTGGGTGATCTTCGCTTGGTCGGTTCCCGCTACGTCGACAGAAAGTAGGCGCCGTGTGGGACTCCTGGGAAGGATCAGAGCGGCTGTGAACGGCAGCGAGTACGTCGGCAAAGACGTTCAGGACTGGTTGGACGACTGTTGCGACATGGGATCCCGGAAGTCCGACTACACGTTGTACACCGACTTTTACGACGGCAAAGTGGGTGCCAGGTTGCGCGACCGGGCACGAGAGTATTTGGTTCGTCACGGGGTTGAGTTCTCCGAGAACTTCGTGGAGCCTGTCGTCGACTCCGCGGCGGAACGTCTTGAGGTTGTCGGATTCGTGACCGACGGCGCGACCGTTGACGAAGCCTCGGGTGCGACCGTCGATGCGGCCGCCGAGGTTCTCGACGACTGGTGGCAGCTGAACCGGATGGACGGTGTGGCCGGCACCGTCCACACGCGCACACTCATTCAGGGTGACGAGTTCGTGATCGTCGACTATGACGCCGACGTTGGGCGCCCGCGCTTCTATCGGCAGCAACCCCATCAGATGAGCGTCGAGTATTCTCCTGACGATCCGGACGTCCTCGATCGGGCCGTGAAGGTGTGGCAGTCTGAGGAGGAGTCCAACCAGAATCCGGCGGGCCGGCCGATCACACGGTTGAACGTGTATTGGCCTGATCGGATCGAGAAGTGGTTTCGGCTGTCGACGGGCACGGAAGGGAAGGGCGGCTGGGGAAAGTGGCTCGACGACGACGACGTGTGGCCGACACCGTGGGTTGATGCGGCCGGCGAACCATTGGGCGTCAACGTCATCCATTTCCGCAGCAAAGCGTTGGGTGACACGTACGGGCGCTCGAGGGTGCGAGCCACCATTCCGTTTCAGGAGCAGCTGAACAAATATTGTGCTGATCTGAACGACCTTGTCGACAATCATGCGTTGCCGCAGGACGTCGTCACCGGCGTCGCGGGAGATTCGACGTTCAAACGGGTGCCGGGCGATGTGTGGCAGTCGCCGTCGACGGAAGCGAAGTTCGACCGTCTCGAAGCGTCACCCGTCAGCAATCTGCTCGAGGCGATCGAGGGGGTGCTGTCTCGGTTGGCTCGACGTTCTCGGGTGCCGATGCATCTGTTGACGGGCGGCACGCCTCCGTCGGGTGAAGCTCTGAAAACGTCGGAGTCGGGGTTGGTTGCGGTCGTGAAGGACATGCAGATTTCGTTTGGGAACTCGTGGGAGGACATGATGGCGGTCGCGGTGCGCCTGTCTGACGTGTTCGGCACCACCAGTTTGGGTGACCTTGTGATTTCGACGGAGTGGGCGAACCCCGAAACAAGGTCGGACACCGCCGATCTCGAGATTGCGTTGAAGAAACGTCAGTTGGGTGTGTCGGATCACACGATTCTGAACGAACTGGGTTACGACCCCGTGAAGGAAAAGGAACTCGTGGTTGAGGAAACGCGGGCGAAGGCTGACGCTCAGGGCGCTGTGTTCGACCGCGGCGGACTGCCCGTCTAGGATGGGGTCGTGAGCGACGCCGTTTCGTGTGATGGGCCGGATTGTCCGAACGTCGGCCGCTTCCCGTTTTTGGGGTGGGCTCATGTGACGATCACCGGGGGTTCTGCTCGCATGGACTTCTGTTCGTGGGGATGTTTGGGGGCGTTCGTGATGGACGCGTCTGGAACCGTGAGTGCGTTTGAGCAAGAGTTGGCGCGACTTCGCGCCGACCCCGACACGCTATGACGCCGTCGGAGCGGCTCGCGTCGCAACGAGCGGCACAACTGGCAGCCGACGAAGCCGCCGCCCGCGAGCTCGCACGACGATACGGAGTTGCGTGGGCACGAGTCAAAGCCGATCTGGAACGGCTGACAGGCCAGATCGCCGCAGCACGGTTGGCCGGCGAAACCGTCGACGAAGCATGGCTGATCCGTCATGGTGTCCTCGAGCGCCTCGAACGCAGGGTGCTGACGGAAACGCAGGTGTACGTCGACTTTGCCGAGGGACGCATCACGGCCGACCAGGCACGGGCGTTCGCTGCAGGTCATGCGGACGCGTTCGCGTTGGTGAACGCAACGACGCCGGCGGCGTTTCTGCCGTTGCAAGCGATCGTTGCCCGCACGACCGTGGGTGCTCCGTTGCGCTCTTTGCTGGAGCGGATCGCCCCGGACGCAGCGTCGGCGGCAGCTGACATGCTGGTGGAGGCTGTCGTGGCGGGCACGGGGCCGCGCGAGACGGCCAGAGCACTGCGGGACACGTTGCAGGCTCCGTTGTGGCGGACGTTGCGGATAGCGCGTACGGAGACGATCGGCGCCTACCGTGATGGTGCGATCGACACGTATAAGGCGAACCGGGATGTGCTCGAAGGTTGGGTGTGGATCGCACAGCTGTCGACGCGCACGTGTGCTGCATGCTGGGCGTTGCACGGAACCGTCCACCCTGTTGACGAGGCGTTCGCCTCGCATCCGAACTGCCGCTGTTCGCCGGCGCCCCGGACGCGTTCGTGGGCTGATCTCGGTTTCCCCGGTGTTCCCGAAACCCGGTTGGACGTCACACCGGGCGCGGAACGCTTCGCTGCTTTACCTGGCTCGTCCAAACTCCGGATTCTCGGGCCCGGCAAGCTCGCTGCCTACGAGGACGGCAGCATCGCGCTTGACGATCTTGTGCAGAACACGTTGTCGCCCGTGTGGGGCCCTGGTATTCGCGAGCGCTCCTTGCGGGACGCGCTCCTCACGAGCTGATCGATTCGGCCACGCTCGAGGCCGTGGTAGGGCGGGTTGGCGTGTTCCGGTTCTTTTCCTCCTTTCCGCCGGGCAACGGGCCCTCGGGCAACGTGCGCCACCGCCCCTCTTCTTTGCACCACCATCCAAGCCGCGAGAGCGGCCCCTATCAGGAGGCGAGATGCCACCCACCCCGAAAACACCATCGTCCGAAACGCTCGAAGCACCCGAACCGCAAACGGAAGTCGACGCGCTCACGCTGATCCTCGAACGATTCGACCAGGCCGACCGCAGAATCGACGACCTCGAACGCCTTGTCCGATCGCAAGCGCAAGCGCACACAGACAGCGAGTTCGTTCCCGCCCAATACCGTGACGACGAACCGTTCGACCCATCTGGGCCACCACGGCAGCCACGCAACATTGGCCGCCAAGCACGCGCCCTTTGCGTCGAGTGCGGCGCGACGCTCCCCGCCCATTACGACCAGTGTTCCGACTACAAGACGCCGAAAGCCGCAGCATGAGCGACGAGACGCCGGCGGTTGTGTTGACGGTCGTCGCGGAATCCGATCTCGAATGGTCGTCCGTCCCCGATCATCACGGCTACACGCTCGTGAAGGGGCAGGAAATGAAGTTCACGTCTGTCGACACTTTGTACATTCGGGCCAAGGCGCCCAGTCAGGAGAGCCGAGATGGCTGAAGACCCCGACCCGACCCCGGATCCGCTACCTGACCCGGAGCCTGATCCGTCGGCGGCTGATCTGCCGGAGGCGTTCGATCAGGAACGTGCGATGGCGACGATCCGCAAACAGCGCGAAGAAGTCAAAACGTACAAGGCGCAAGCGAAGGAAGCGGAGGCGCTTCGCAACCGGTTGCAACAGATCGAGGACGCCGACAAAACGGAGTCGCAACGCCTCACAGACCAGGTTGCCGACTACCAGCAGCGCGAACAAACGTGGGCAGCCGAGAAGAAAGACACGTCGCTACGTTTGGCCGTCAGCGAACGCGCACAAGAACTCGGGATCACGAGCCCAAGGCTCGCGGTCGCCGCACTCAAAATGGACGGCACCACGATCGAGTGGGACAACGAAGACAATCCCACGAACCTCGACGACGTCCTCGCCGAGCTCATCGAGAGAGAGCCCGGCCTGAAAGGCACACCCGCCCCACCAAGGAAGCCCGCCACGAACGCAGGCGACGGCGGCAAAGAAGGGCCGCCTCCTGCACTCACGGCGGAAGAGCTCGAAGCGGCCGTACGGTTCGGCAAGACGCCGGAACAGTACGCCGCGTTGAAGGACGTCAAGTCGTTCGACGACTGGACGTCCTTGCAAGCAAAGCAGTAGCAGCAAAGCCCCGATCCCTCCAAGGCGAGCGGACGGCACCAAGCACCATCCCACCGCAACGTCAACAGAAGGGATCTGCTCATGGCAGGTTTCACGATCGCAGGACGTCTCTCCGGAGGCGCCCCCACGATCATCACCATGAAGGCGAAGGACACCGAAACACTGTCCTTCGGTGACATCGCGAACGTCGAGACCGGCGAGATCGATCTCGGAGCGACGGCCGACACACAGCTCGTTGGCCCGATCGTGTCCGCGACCGTCGCCGCTGTCGACTCGACAACCAACATTCAGGTGTGTGTCGACCCTGACGTCATCCTTCAGACGGCAGACGCGAACGCAAGGCTGGCAGGAGCCACACTCGACCTGTCCGGCGCAACCGGCGCGCAGACCCTCGCGGCGAGCTCGAACAAAGAGTTCATCGTGCTGCATGCGAAGTCGGCGACCATGGAGACCCAGGTGCTGTTCAACGTGGGTCATCACCTCTTCAACAAGGCCCAGTAGGGAGGCTGAGAAATGGCTGTTTCTTCCCATTGGGCAGACCTGCTCACCCCGGCTCTGTCGGACGCGTTCTACACGAACTTCGGCAGAGTCCAGTCCTCGATCCCGTCTTTGTTCTCTATGCGTAGCTCCGGCCGCGCAGACGAACAGTCGATCGGTGTGGGGGCTCTCGGAGCTAAAAACTGGGCGTTCGACGGAGCGAACGGCTCCGGACGCGTCAACTACGACGACCTCAACAAGGGGTTCCGAACGACGTTCACGCACGTCCAGTTCGCGAAGGGCTTCTACGTCGAACGGAAACTCGTCGACGACAACCTGACCGACATCGCGTTCGACTCGTCCGCACAGTTGGGCGACTCGGCATTCCGCAAGCGAGAGCTTTCGGCGGCGTCGGTCTTCAACAACGCGTTCACGTCGACGACGAACGCGGACGGCAACTCGACGCTCGGCGCCGACGGCGTCGTCCTGTGCTCCGCATCACATCCGTACTCGGCAGACGACGCCACAACACAGTCGAACACCGGGACGGCCGCCCTCACGAAAGCGAACGTGTCCGCGGCCCGCGTATCGATGATGAGGCTCACAGACGACCGCGGCGACATCATGAACATCATGCCCGACACCATCCTTGTTCCCCCGGACTTGGAAGACGCGGCGCTCGAGATCACGAAGTCGCTTCTCGACCCGACGTCGGCGCAGAACGCGATCAACCCGCAGGCAGGCCGCTACCGGCTGATCGTGTGGAACTACCTGACCGACACGAACAACTGGTTCCTGATCGACTCGACCGCGATGCGCAACGCATTGCGGTGGTACGACAGGATTCCGCTCGAGTTCGGCCGTGAGGAGGACTTCGACACGTTCACCGGCAAGTACCGCGCGTACATGCGGTACTCGTACGGTTGGACGCGTTACGAGTGGCTCCTGGGCCAGAACGTCGCGTAGGGAGGTGCTTGGCTGATGGCTGAGTCAACATTCCCGAACGGCGTGTCTGTGTCGTCGGGTCATGTCGGGAACGTCGCTCCGATCGTGACGGCGACGGGCCTTCGGATGGCAGCGGGGTCGGCGGTGCTGTCTAACGCCGGCACCGTCGACGTCGCAACTGGCCTCACGACCGTCCTGTATGCGCAGGCAACACCCTCCGGGCTGCTGTCTTCGACTGCAGGGACGATCGCGGGCTTCAGTTCGGTGACGGCGTCAGTGAAGGCATCCGGTGTTCTGATGCTGAAGGGCTACGACCAGATGGGGACGGCGTCCGGTGTGATCGGCACCGCTTTCTGGATGGCGATCGGCACGTGACGTGTTCGCTTGGGCTCGCTCCTGCTTCGGTGGGGGCGGGCCTTCGCGTGCCCGGGCTCGCCCAATGAGTTCGCTTGCCGACCGGTATGAGCGCCGTTATCCGGGCACGGGGATTTCGGAGGCGCACAAGGAGGAGCGGCAGGAGCGCCACGACTTCAAGGCTGGCAGGCGTTCGACAAGGCTTCGCGGCATCGTCATCCCGGCGTCCGCCGCTTTCGACACTACGACCGGGAGGTTGCGACCGTGAGCGTTTCCGTCCATAGGCTTGTGATCAGCACGAACGCATGGGGCGGCGGCACGGCTTTGTCGGTGCTCCCGTTGTCCGGCTACATCCTCGAGATCAGGGCTCCGAACGCGGCGTCACAGTTGACGGCCGGCGGCACCGGAGATTTCACGTTTACGCGCCTCTCGGATGGCGGCACCGTTCTCGACGTGACGAACCAGGCGGCACCGTTTCAGTATCAGCCGCGCCCGGTGTTGAACACGACGGCCGGGGGTACTGCTGCGTTGCCCGCATATCTGAATGAGGGTGTGCCGATCGACGACCATCTTCGGCTTACGGTTGCGCAGGCGGCTGTGTCGACGTCCGGCACCGTTTTCGTTCACGTCGACTCGCGCGACTGACATGCGCGGCGTGACCAAACAATGACAAGGGAGTGACACGATGACTACAGGTATTGCAGCGGCGTCGGCGAACGCGATTTTGGATGCGTATTGCCGTTCGGTGACGTACACGGATCCGGTTGGGTTTTTCGTGAAGTTGCATTTGGGTGATCCGGGCGCGTCGGGTGCGTCGAATGCTGCGTTGGAGACGACTCGGAAGGCTGTGACGTTTTCGGCTGCGGCGTCGGGTGCGATCACTAATTCGGCGGCACTCACGTGGACTGCCGTTTCGACAACCGAGACGTACAGTCACGTGTCGTTCTTCGATGCCGTGTCTGCGGGCACGTTCCTCGGTTCGGATGATCTGAATGTGGCGCGGGCGATGACGGCGGGTGACACGTTCGAAATCGCGATCGGCGACCTTGACATCACTTTGGGTACTTTGGCGGCCTGATGCCCAGGTATGCGGTTGCCGAGAGGTCTGCGGGTGCGGGTTCGACGACGTTGCCGCTCATGTCGATTTTTGCGGCGGCGGCGGTGTCCCTGAAGATCCGTGAGATCGGTGTGTTCAACACAACGACGACGGCTGTGGCGATTGCGTTGCGCCGGTATACGGCGGTCGGCACGGTGGGTGCTTCTCTGACGGAGATGCCGTATGACAAGGCGTCTGCTGCAGCAGCGGGTACAGCGGTGAATACGCATACGGTGACGCCGACGTTCGAGACCGGCAACATTCGGGTTGCCCCACTTGGTGCTGCTGTCGGTGCCGGTGTGATTTGGACGTTCGGTGACACTGGCTTGGTGATTCCGGTGGGTACTGGGAACGGCATCGGCATTTCGGTGTTGACGGGCACAGGCCAAATCTGTGACGTTTATTTTGATTGGGACGAGTGATGCATACCACTGCTACTCTCTTCGTATGGCACGATACGGGCCTAAACCTCGGCTTGCCGAGGAACGATTCTGGGATCACGTCGAGGCGGGTTCCCCTGACGGATGCTGGGAGTGGGCTGGGGCGAAAGTTCACGGATACGGCTTCCTGCGCGGAGGGATCGGACGGCCCCGTTGGGTCAAGGCGCATCGCCTCTCCTGGGAGATCGCTCACGGCGAGCCTGTTCCCGAGGGGAGGCAGGTTCTTCATCACTGCGACAACCCGCCCTGCGTCAATCCGGCCCATCTGTATGTCGGAGGATACGCGGAGAACATGCGAGACCGGGCCGTCCGTGACCGGGGCAAGGAGCAGCGGGGTTCGTCCAACACGAACGCGAAGGTCTCCGATGCAGACGTTGCCGCGATCCGTGAGACGATCAAGACTGGACGGTCTCAGGCGGAGGTCGGCAGGATGTTCGGCCTCTCTCAACCCCAGGTGTCTCGGATCGTCCGTGGAGTTAGCTGGATCTAGCCTCGGTTGGGACGAGTAGTGGCGAACAATGATCTGACGGCGGCGGCGTGGGCGGAGCTGATGCTGTCGACGATCAGCGGTGTGGAGTGGTCTAGAAGGGTTGAGAACGGGTATAAGGGGCGGCCGTACAACTCGGCCAACACGGCGTATGGTCGGGCGAAGGTGCTGCTCGACCAGGTGGAGGATTGCCCGGTTGTCGTTCCTCCTCCCAAAGATCCTCCGCCTCCGCCTCCTCCCACCTCGGGCGGTTTGTTGCGGCGCCCGCCCGGGTACGCGGGAGGAGACCCCCGCGATCCTGCCAACTATCCTGGTTTCCGGGTCGTTGATGTCAGCTCGCCCGGCGTGTATCCGGCGTCGCCGGATGACAATGCCGACTACTTCTTCCGCGTCAACGTCGACGCGAAGGCTCCAACGTCTGGCGGTCGTTCTGCCGTCTACTTCCGGGGCGGCAGGCACCGTGTTGTTGTCGGCGGCAAGTCACGCATTCTGTCGCAGGTGACGTCGGGTGACCCGTCTGATCCTTGCGCCATCATCATCGATGACGGCAACCCTGCGGGTGTCACTCACATCGAGGGCATGGATTTGCAGTCGACAAACGGTGTGACGGTTCGCACGAAACAGCGGGTGCAGATCCAGTGGTGTCGGATTGTCGCGAGGGCGTTTCAGGACAATCATTCGTGGTGTCATCCTGATCTGATCCAAACGTGGGATCGTGGCCCGTCTGCGGGCATCTACATGGACTATGCGTCGTGTGCGTCCGGCTACACGGGCTTGTCGGTTCTGATGCCTCCGAACCCGGTGCGCTTCGAGATCAACCATTTGGACATGCGTAGGGTTCCGAATCACAGCGGCCCGTGCGTCTATTACGGCAACGAGAAGAAG